GATGCGGCCTCAAGAGACATAAACTTTACGCTATAAATTTGTTCTTTGTCCTGATTTGAAAGCACTCTATTTTTAACAGCATAAACAACAAAAGATTTTTGTATTTTAGCAAGCGGATTTATGCCTTCTCCAGATTGTCCAGGAGTCACAACTTCAATACTAATGGTTTCATTTCCAATAATAGGAACCATAGATATTAAATTTACAGTATCTCTTAATATTAAATCACCGTGAAGAGCATTTCCAAATAGGTCTTCATACAAATTAATTTCGATTACAAAATTAGTAATATCCAATTGTTTGGAAGCACCAGCAATGAACACCTGTCTGATGATTACATCACCGGCGCTTACTAAATCTCCAATTACTGGACCAGGAGCTGAGGTTTCTGCCATATTTTATCTTATGATCAATTGATTGTATAATGAAACAAATTCGTCTAGATATTTTGGATGTAGCATACGAATTTCGCGTTTAGCATCATTTAGAGAGTCTTCGTATTCGTAATTTGATATTGCTGTTTTTACACCTGCAATATAATCTGCATCAACAATTAATCCTTCATCATTAATATAATGATGCGTTTCGTAGATGTTTTCTATTCCACCATATTTATTTACACAATAATCTTGTAATTGTTTTTGTGTTCTTGGCCATTCTTCACGCGGATCAATAATATTATTGACAATTAAAATTACCCAGTGATAATAGGGATTTTGATAATATCTATGTGCTAGTTGTTCTGGAGTATAATTGTCTGGAATAGTCACAGTTTCGATTAGACTATAATCTTTTACAGAAGCTCTAGCGTATACCCTACGAAAAATATCGGTAACTAATACAAAATTTCCGTCTATTTTTGCAAGTTGTTTTGGATAAGAGTTAAAAAGAGACATTAGAATCCAGCCTCAATTCTTTGAGTTGTGAGAGTTTCGAGTTCAGAGAAGTTAAGTTTTAATGTTGCTTCTGTTGGCATACCTTCTGTATTTTGGAAAAATTGCATTCCATCTCCTCCATACTCTACTTCCATTGACTCTAAGGCGCAGTTTGAAATTTTTCTAATATAAGTATTTTCTTTTCCTAGATAATAAAAAACAATTAAAAACTCAGAAGGATATATTAAATATAATCCATTATTTTTAGATGTTGGATGCATATGAACAGCAAAAGTCTTTAGTATTCCTGGTTCGCCATCTGTTCCAAAAATCGTATCTGCTTCTGCTTTAGTTTTAGGTGCAAATTTATACTCAAAAGAAAACTTTCTAAAATCCATATTTTTAAAAAGCTGCTCTTTATATGGATTTTCAACTTTCTTTGTTCCTGCTTCCATAACAGCCTTAGTTCTTTCTCCGCCTAGGGCTGCTGCTGCTTTTCTAATTCCATAAACTCCTATATCTCCACCACCTGCCACAATATTGTCTAAATTACCGGACATATTTGTATTACCGGCACCCATAGCACCAACCAAGGCACCTAAATCTGCTGTATCATAGTTTGCACTATACTTTTGTGTAATCGTATTATGAATGCCTAGACATACTGCCTTTGCTCCAAACATTAGTCTATTTGCGCCGCCATCATCCTCAACAATCTTCGATACCAAAGCTCCAGCTGCACCGCCAACAACCGTAGATGCAAACAACTGTGCTCCTTTTTGTGCGAGAGAGCCTAAAGCACCAGTAATTGATCCTGTAACTTTACCACCCTTACCACTTAAAATTTTATCAAGAGACATTGCACCCATAGAAGTCAAACCGGCTTCTAATCCTCTTTCTGCTCCTGCTGCTTTCATTGCCGCACCAAAATTATTTGGATCCATTCGATTTTGACCAGACTGATCAAATTCAGTGGTTGATCCTACAAATGATGAGATATTTTCCGAAAGAGCGCCAGATCTAACTAAAGGATAGAAGGTAATCCATGCCGGAAACTCTTCACCGCCAAGATCGGCAGGATATCTAAGAACTCTACTTTCTGCGTTAGCAAAAGGATCTTGTCCAACAACATTGGAACGATTGAATTTGCCTTGTTTGGTGTCTGCCATAGGTAATAAATATCCTAATAAAACTGTATTCTGGATTATTTATATGTCATATGAGAACGGAACATTAAGAGGATTGTATAAAGTAGAAAATCCAAAAAAATATCTTGGTAATGTCCAAAATGTTGTGTTTAGATCCAGCTGGGAATTAAAGTTTATGAAGTGGTGTGACGCTAATTCAAATGTTCTTGAATGGGGATCAGAAGAATTGGCTATACCATATATATCACCAGTTGATAAGCGCATTCATAGGTATTTTGTAGATTTTTATATGAAGATTAAAGACGTTTCTGGGCAAACAAACAAGTATCTTGTAGAAATAAAGCCAGCAAAGTTTCTAATTCCACCAAAACAACCAAAAAGACAAACAAAAAGATTTATAAACGAAGTGGTTACCTACAGCATCAATCAAGCTAAGTGGAAATTTGCTGAGGAATTCTGTAAGGATCAGGGTTGGAAATTTATTATCCTAACAGAAAAAGACCTAGGAATTGTTGCATAAATATAGAGAAACGCAACGAGGACTTATGGCAGACACGGTTTTTTCAAAACTCAGAGCATCGGCGGGCGATCAAGATAGATCGCTCCAATGGTACATGCGTAACGTAAAGACTGTTGTTGGCTCAAAGCTTACACCAAATCAAACATTAAAATCCGATATAGGAACACTTGTAACAAACATAGATGTTGGATCCATGTATCTCTACTTCTATGATCCAAAAACCAAAGATACTTTGCCTTTCTACGACACGTTTCCGCTAGTTTTACCGTTCTCAGATGCTCCTGGTGGTTTTTATGGAATTAACCTCCACTATTTACCGTATATGCTTCGAGCTAAGGTTCTAGGAGAACTGCTGAATTATACGGATAAAAATTTAACTGCAAGTAGTCGGATAAAAATGTCTTATCAATTTTTAACGTCTTTATCAGTGGCAAAGGAAATAAGACCTTGCATAAAAAGATATCTAACAACACATGTGAAGTCTCGGTTTATGAAAATTAATCCTGAAGATTGGAAAGCTACAATATTTTTGCCAGTAGAATCTTTTGTTGGAGCAACAAAAGAAAAGGTCTTTAGAAACTCTAGAGGAATGATTTAATGGCAAATTATTCAATACAAGATTTCAGAGCAGAAATAGCAAACAAAGATTTTGCCAGATCGCATAGATATGAAGTCATGTTTATGCCTCCAAGTATCGTACAAACCAGTTCAGATACATTTAGTAAGCTGACTTTATTTGCCGATGACGCATTAATTCCAGGTACGCTATTGGGTACAAAACCAATTCGTTTAAATAACATGAATTATCAGAGAGCTACAGCCATTGACTTCAATGGGGACTCTATCAGCTTTGGATTTTTAGTAGACACATCTTGGTCTGTAAAAAACATATTTACTGATTGGATGGAAAAAATAGTAGATCCAATCAATAGAGAAGTTGCTTTTGCAGAAGACTACTATTCTGAAATATACGTTAGCGCGTTAGATAATTACGACAAAGTTGTAATTCAATGGAAACTAATAGATGCATTTCCTAGATCAGTAGCGCCAATTCAATTATCTTATGGAAATACACAAATAATAAGATTGCCTATAACATTTACATTTAGAAAATGGGTATTAGAATTTTCTGGATATGATCATGACTGAGAGGATATAATATGGCTTTACCTACATTAAACACACCAACATTTAAAATTCCTGTTTATTCTAAAAATAATAAGGAATACGATTTTAGACCATTCTTAGTAAAAGAAGAGAAAATTCTTCTTATGGCTCAAGAGTCTGGTAATTCGTCTGAGATGATGCAAGCGATGCAGATGGCAGTGACATCTTGTTCCAATGAGAAACTTGATGGAGAAAAATTGCCGTTCTTTGATCTACAGAATATTTTCATAAATCTAAGAATTAAGTCAATTGGTGAAACATCTGATTTTGAACTGGTTTGTGGTGAATGTTCTGCACACACGCCCATTAAAATGGATTTAAAAGAATTAAAATTGAAGTTCACTGAAGGACATAGTAATAAAATTGAGTTAACTCCAGAAGTTGGAGTTATCATGAACTATCCTACCTCAAAAATTCTTACCGACACAACAACTCCAGCATTTGATCTAGTTGTTGATTGTGTAGATAAAATTTACAATGGCGATGAAGTATACGAAGCAAAAGAAGAAGGTAGACAAGAAGTTTCGAATTTTATTGAAAGTTTAACTACGGAACAGTTCAATAGCATTATTAGATTCTTTGAAACTACACCAAGAATTGAAAAAGTTGTAGAAT